ATATCTACTCATGACACAAACCTTGAATTGGACTGCCAGGCCGCAAGGCAGCCGAGTTCTCGGTTCGTGGTTGGCGGGCCGTGAAGGCGCTGCAGAGCGTGCTGGGATTGTTGCCCTGGGCGAAAACTCCACCAGTAGCCTGACGCTGAGTGAGTTGACGGCAATGATCGGCGCTTCTGCTGTGTCGTCGTCGGGCGCTTCAGTGACTGCCGATACAGCCATGAAGGTTTCGGCGGTATATGGCTGCGTGTCGCTGATTGCTGGGGCTATCTCCACATTGCCGTTGGGCGTGTTTCAGCGCACAGCAGAAGGCCGGGACAAGGCAGATCACCCTTACTGGTGGCTGTTCAATGAGCAGGCCAGTGAGGCGTGGACAAGCTCTGCCGCCATTGAGTACCTGATCAGCTCCAAGCTGTTCTATGGTGACGGCTTCGGTCGTCTGATCCGCAGCAACCGCAGCAATCAGGTGATTGGCTGGGAGCCTCTGCACCCACTTTCAGTTCAGCCTTTCAAGCATGAGGGGCGCGTGCTGTATCGAGTGACCAAGAGCGGCGAAGCGCCATACACGTTGGACAGTTCGGACGTGATCCACCTGCCCAGCCTGGGGTTTGATGGGCTGACCAGCCCTAGCCCTATCACTTACGCAGCACGCGAGGCCATCGGCACGGCAATTTCTGCACAACAGTTCAGCGGGCAGTTCTTTGCTGGTGGAGCTAACTTCGACTACGCGCTCAAGACCACATCGAAACTGACGGCGGAACAGCTCACGCAGCTGAAAGCCTCCTTGCTGGGGCGCGCGCAGAACGGCGGGCGCGGCCCCTTGATCCTTTCGGGCGGCCTGGAGCCTGCGCAGCTTTCGGTGAACAGCAAGGACGCCGAAATTCTGGCGACCCGCCTATTCACGGTTGAGGAAATCTGCCGCGTCTTTGGCGTACCGCCTCACATGGTGGGCCACACCGACAAGACAACCAGCTGGGGAAGCGGGATCGAATCGCAGGGTATTGGATTTGTCCGGTACACCCTGCAACGCCACCTCACGCCCATGCAGCAAGAGCTGAACCGCAAGCTCTGGCCGGTGCGCGAGCGCTTCTTTGTGGAGCACATCACCGCAGCGCTGGAGCGCGGCGACTTGAAGGGCCGCTACGAGGCCTACCGCATCGCCCTGGGGCGCGCTGGCGAACAGCCGTTCATGGAGCCCGACGAAGTGCGGCGCCTGGAGAACATGCCGCCAAACGAGAACCTGCAGATCAACCCCGGCAAGGCCGATGGGAAGGACGCCAATGAAAAACCGACTGAATAAGCTCTACGCGGACAACCGCAAGGCCGCCGCGCGCAAGTTTGAGGTGGTTGCCAAGGCCGATTCCTCAGAAGTGGACATTTTCCTGTACGACCACATCGTTTCCAGCGAAGAAGAAGCCGAGTGGTGGGGCGGCGTGGCCCCAGAATCGTTCGTGAAGGCGGTCTACGCTGTTGACCCAAGCCACACCATCAACCTGCGCGTGAACAGCCCTGGCGGCTCAGTGTTCGCCGCTCGCGCCATGGAGCAAGCATTGCGCGCCCACAAAGGCAAGGTGGTGGTGCATATCGACGGTCTCGCGGCGAGTGCGGCCACGTTTGTTTCGATGGCCGGTGACGAAATCGTTATGTCCAAGGGTGCCATGTTCATGATTCACAAGGCATGGACTGGCATATGGGGCAACGCGGAAGACCTGCGCAAAGAGGCCGACCTGCTGGACAAGATCGACGGCACGCTTGCTGAAACCTACGCAGACAAGACAGGCAAGGACATCGCGGCAATCACCGAATGGATGGCGGCTGAGACGTGGTTCACCGCGCAAGAAGCGCTGGACGCGGGGTTCGCCACTTCCATAGCAGACAAAGAAGCGAAGGCCAGCGTCTGGAACCTGTCCGCCTACGACAACGCCCCCCAGCTTGAACGCGCGCCAGCGCCAGAGCCGGATCCTGCGCCGGAGCCCGAACCCACCGCATCCGACGAACACCGCGACCGCCAACAGCAACGCCTTCGCGTGTTGTCGCTCCTGGCCGCATAACGCACACAACCCGAACAACTGAACCGCCCTAGAGGCGGTTTTTTTGTGCCCGCAAGGGCCTCACAGCACCCCGCACGGCGTCTTGCCCTGCGGGTTTTTTTATGCCCCTTGCGGGCGCTCTCTTCACAGAAAGGCCACCAAATGGCATCGAAACTCGCACAACTCCGCGCCCAGCGTGACGCAAAGGCCAAAGCAGCTCACGAACTGAACGCCAAGACGCCCACCGACCAGCGCATGAACGCTGCTGACGCCTCCGCGTTGGACGCCCTGTTGGCCGAAGTGGAAGCAATCGACGGTGAAATCGCCCGTGAGAACCGCATCAATCAGATTGCCGGTGACGCACAAGCCGAACACGAAGCCGCGATGAACGCAGCGACCCTCAACGGCGGTGGAAAATCTGACGAAGCTGCTGCACTGCGCGCCATGCTCAAGGGCGGTTTGTCTGCCCTGACCCCAGAGCAGCGCCAGGCCGTTGCATCTCGCCAGAACCCCGACATTCAGGCCGCAATGTCCACGACCACCGGCTCCGAAGGTGGTTTCACTGTGGCTACGGAATTCAGCCGCCAGTTGATTGAGGCCATGAAGGCCACGGGCAGCGTCCGCAGCGTGGCAAGCAGCATCCGCACTTCGACTGGTGCGCAAATGCTGTTCCCCACAACTGACGCCACCGCCGAGGAAGGCGAAATCGTCGGCCAGAACACGCTTGTTTCGGTTGGTGAAACAACGTTCGGCCAGGCATCGCTGGACGTCTACAAGTACAGCTCCAAGTCCATCGCGCTGCCTTTTGAGCTGCTGCAGGACTCGATGTTTGACATTGAGGCGTACATCCAAAACCTGCTGCGTCTGCGCTTGGGCCGTATCCAAGACCGTCACCATGTGCTCGGCACCGGTACAGCTCAGCCGCGTGGTGTCGTGACAGCCTCCGCAGTCGGCAAGACCGGCACTACCGGTCAGACCACGACCGTCATCTATGACGACCTGGTTGACCTGGAGCACTCGGTGGACCCGGCCTACCGCGCGAACTGCCGATACATGATGAACGACAGCACCCTCAAGGCGCTGCGCAAGATCAAGGACAGCCAGAACCGCCCCATCTTCGTTCCAGGCTACGAAACCGGCAACCCCGGCGGCGCCCCTGATCGCCTGCTGGGCCGCGAGATCGTCATCAACCAGTACATGCCCGCCATGGCTGCTTCTGCGAAGTCCATCCTGTTCGGTGACTTCAGCAAGTTCCTGGTGCGCGATGTGATGGATGTGACCCTGTTCCGCATGACCGACAGCGCATACACGCTCAAGGGCCAGGTGGGCTTTGTTGCCTTCTGCCGCTCCGGCGCAAACATGGTGGACAACGGCGGGGCGATCAAGCACTTCGCCAATTCCGCCACATAAGAGGCGCACATGGCAACGAAAAAGCAAGACACAACCGTCTCTGCCTTCGTGCTGTGTGCGGGTTCCTTCGATGGCGTCACCAGCTACCCCGCTGGCCGCGTCATTGAAGGCGTCCCCGCCGGACTGGCCGAAGCAAACACCCATTGGCTCGATGCCGCACCTTCCGCAGTGGATGCCGCCAAAGAAAACGGCGCTCAAGTCGTTGAGTACCAGGGCTGATCATGGCAAAAGTCACCACCGCAGAAGCAAAGGTACATCTCAGGGTTGACCACACCGAAGATGACGCGCTGATCACCAACCTGATCGCGGTGGCGTACCAAACCATCGAGGGCCGCATCTTCCGCAAGGTGTATGCCGATTCCGCATCGGTACCCACGGATGACCTGACAGGCATTGCCACCAATGAAGCCATCAACGCCGCCGCGTTGCTGATCGTTGGGCACCTGTACGCAAACCGAGAGGACGTGATTGTCGGAAACGTTTCGGCACTTCCCATGGGATCGGACTACCTGATCGCCCCCTATGTGAACTTTGCAGGAGGTGCCTGATGCAAGCAGGCCGCCTGAACAGAAGGTGCACGCTCCAAGCCCCAGGCACCACCACAGACGAAATCGGCCAGCCCATCCCCGGGTGGACGGACGTTGCTACGGTGTGGGGCGATGTGCGCATGAAATCGGGCCTGGAAGCCATCAAAGCGGGTGCGTCTGTGTCCGTGGTGCAGGCGAGCATTCGCGTGCGCTACCGGGCCGGAATTACGGCGGGGATGCGCGTGCTGGTGGATTCGGTGGCGTACAACATCACGGCGGTGCAGCCGGATGTTGGCGGGCGGGAGTTTGTGGATTTGGTGTGTGAGGTTGTGGCCTAAATGATCTCCATAGCCTTCGACTTCAGCAAGCTGGCCGCCAAGCTGGACAGCATCACCAAGGCCGCAGAAGAATCCGTGCGCCCCGCTGCACAGGCCGGGGCACAGGTGTTCTATGACGAAGTTCGCCAGCGTGTGCCAGTTTCTGCAAAGCCGCACAGCACCAAAGGCAAAAAGCAGACCTTCAACCCCGGCACGCTGCGCAGCGCCGTTTATCAAGCCTTTGCCAACAAGGAAAGCGGCGACGGCAAGGCCATGTACAGAATTTCGTGGAACAAGACGCACGCCTTTTACGGGCGGTTTGTCGAGTTCGGCACATCCAAGATGGCCGCAAAGCCGTTCCTACGCCCAGCCTATGACGCCGCCCGCGCAAGAGCGTTGCAAGCGGCAAAAGAGCGCATGGCTACCGAAGTGAAGAAGGCCACGAAATGAGCGCCGAAGCAACCCTGTTCACGCTGCTGACCGGCCTTGTAGGTGGGCGCGTTTACCCCGATGTTGCCCCGTCCGGTGCCGCACTGCCGCGCATCGTGTACCAACAGGTGGGCGGGCAGGCCATCAACTACATCGAGGGCACGCTGCCAGACAAAGAGCATGGCCGCATGCAGATCACATGCTGGGCAGCTACACGCGGCGCGGCGATCACGCTGGCAAAGCAAGCAGAGGCCGCAATCCGGGCCGCTACGGCGTTTCAGGCCGAACCCATCGGCGCGCGGATTGCAGGCTACGAACAAGACACGAACTTGTATTCGTGCATGCAGGATTTTTCGATCTGGTCAACCAGATAACCCACTGATTTAGGCGCAAGCCAACCCAGCAAGCCCCTCGGGAAACCGCAGGGGCTTTTTTGTTGCCCGGCGCATGCAGGGCGCTCCCCCAACAGGCTCGCTTCGGCGGGCCTTTTTTGTTTCTCGAAAGAAAGGCCCTCACCATGGCACAAGTCCCAACCGGCACGCTCTTTAGCCTCGCCACCACCTTCGGCACGGCTGTCACCGTGTCCGCCATCTCCAACGCCACCGAAGCCGTTTGCACGGCCACAGCGCACGGCCTGAGCACCGGCGACGTGGTGGAAATCACCAGCGGCTGGGGACGTCTGAATCGCCGAGTGTTCGAGGTGGAAGTCATTGATCCCGCCAGCTTCAAGCTGCTCAAGGCCAACACCGCCAGCACCGCCCACTTCCCCCCAGGCTCTGGCGCGGGTTCGGTGCGTGAAATCACCGCATGGCAGCAACTGCAAAAGGTTATGAGCCCCAGCACCAGCGGCGGCGAACCCAAGACCGTGACCTACAAGTTCTTGGAATCGGACGTCGAATATTCGATCAATGACGGCTTCACCGCCACCAGCATGACGCTGGAATTTGACGACGACGACACCACCGCAGGCTACACGGCCATGCGCAACCTGACGGACACCCAGACCGACACGGTTCTCAAGATGCTGCTGCGCTCCGGCTCGCGTACCTACCTGCCTTGCACCGTGGCGCTGAACGACGTTCCGCAGTTGCAGGACGGCCAGATCAACCGCATCCGTGGTTCGTTCGCTGGCAACAACCGCCACACCCGCTACAGCGCCTAAACACCAGCCCTCCTCGTGAGGGC